AAAATCAAGGACTTATGCGAGTTGACATATTCTTTGATTGTCATATCTGATAAACATAATATTTTAAAAGATGGGTAAGATAAAGTATCAAAAGATTTGGAAGATAGATAGTAGTGTATATGATTACGATTTGTCTGATGTTAAATTAGATATTCCTGAAATTATTAATACAGACATTTCCTTTCAGTTGATGTTTGGATTACCTGAAGATGGTAGGATAGAAAAAGAAAGAATAAGAAAGCACCACGAGTCTTGGACTCCTACGGTGTATAAAGAGGATTAGTATGGAAACTGTATTTTATATATCTTTGCTTTTGTGGAACTTATACCAACACTTCCAAATAAAACATCTTAAAGAGGATGTTGAAATAAATGACGAGGGGGTCAGGGGGGTAGAGGGGGGTCTACAAAAAACCGACAAAAGATTAGATGATGTTGCGAGAAATCTCAATGACCATATTAGGGAATACACCAAGCAAAAGCAATCAATACAGAATTGCCAGGGGAAGGATGTACAAGTCAAAGCAACTAAAACAATACGAGGACTTATTTCTAATACAATGTCAACAGTACAGGGATTTATTGATAGATCAGGAATTTGGAATCAAGTTAGAAGTGTACTATCCCTCAAGAAGAACAGACCTAGACAACTCTCTGAAAGTGATATTGGATTGTTGTCAGAAGGCAAAGATAATTAAGAATGATAATAAATGTGTTAGAATTGAAGCTGATAAATTTATTGATAAAGAAAATCCACGAATTAATATTTTAATATATGAAATCTAAAATGAGATTTTGGAATCAAACATCGACTGCTGTTGAGTCTGCTGAAACTGTTGAAACTGTTGAAACTGTTGGACAAAGGATTCCTGGGTACTATATAGGTAAGGTGTATGGGTACGAAGCTAGGAAGGTAGTTGAAGATTGGAATCTTTCCTACAACGTAGGTACTGCCACGACTTATCTCTTGCGATGTGGTAAGAAAAAAGAGCAAGGTATGAGTGACAATGCAAAACATATTGAAGACATAAACAAAGCAATAAATCATTTAAAATTCGAAATAGAAAAATTGATTAATGAAAAATAAATTAAGCAAATGCTGTGGCTCAAATGTAGTGTTGAGAGTATTTCACGCACTCGGTCAGAAGTATTTTAAATGTATGAGGTGTAATAAGTTTTGCACCACTAAAATTAAATAAAGAACGATGTCAATTCCAAGAACTGAACGTAAAGATAGAAGAGGTGGTGGCTATGCTAGGCGCAAATTCACCTTTGAAGAAGCAGAGAAGAT